TTGGCCGACGACGGGACATTGATCAGCCCGCTTGTCCCGGCGGGCGACCGCTATGGCGTGCGCTATGAAGAACTTTTGGCATTTATAATTGCAACTTTGTGAGACCCCCCCCATGTCCGAAATCGACCCCGTAAAATTCGGCCTGCTCATCGGCCAAGTCAAGACGCTCGAAGCGCAGGTTGACGACATGCAGCGCGACATCAAGCAGCTTCTGGCGCTGGCGAATCATTCGAAAGGCTCTCTTTGGGCGGGTATGATGCTCGCAAGCATCTTCGGGGCCGGGGTTACTTGGACCATCAACTTTTTTCGATAGAGGTCTGATATGAGCGTAAACAATCAATTCAGCCAGCGCGTAGGCTCTAACCAAGTCACGACGCCTGGCGCTACCAGCGCGAGCATCACCCTGAACGCGCAGGACAAAGCCGTGCGACTGGTTAATTCTGGCGCCAACATCTGCCACGTTCGCATCGGCGAAGGTTCGCAGACTGCCACGACTGCCGACCTGCCGGTGCGTGCAGGCTCCGAGATCATCGTGCGCAAGCGCGACGGCGACGTTACCCTGGCGCATATCTCGGCGTCCGGCACGACGCTGCACGTGGCGACGGGTGAAGGCGGGCTGTAATGGCTCAAATCCCCGTCATCCAAGGAATCTACACCGACAACACGCCCGACCTGCGCTCCAGTTACCCGGTTAACCTGGTTCCTGTCCCGCGAGAGTCTGGCATCTCGTCTGGCTTCCTGCGGCCTGCGGATGGTCTGGTGTCGAATGGCACCGGACCCGGCACTGATCGCGGTGGCATTGAGTGGAACGGAACACTATACCGCGTGATGGGCACCAAGCTGGTGAGCATATCGAGCGCCGGTGCTGTCACTGTCTTGGGCGACGTTGGTGGTAGCGGCTACGTTACTTTCGACTACTCATTCGACCGGCTGGCGGTGGTTTCGTCGAACAACCTTTTCTACTGGGACGGAACGACACTGACGCAGGTCACAGACCCAGACCTCGGCCCTGTGCTCGACATGTGCTGGGTGGATGGTTACTTCATGACCACCGACGGCACCAGCCTGGTGGTGACGGAACTGACCGACCCGACTGCGGTTAATCCGTTAAAGTACGGATCTTCCGAGATTGACCCAGACCCGGTGGTTGCGCTTTTGAAGCTGCGCAACGAGGTCTACGCGCTCAACCGGCACACGATCGAAGTATTTGACAACATCGGCGGTGAGTTTTTTCCTTTCCAGCGCATCGATGGTGCGCAGATCCAAAAAGGCGCTATCGGCACGTTCGGATGCTGCGTGTACCTCGAAACGGTCGCTTTCCTCGGCAGCGGCAAGAATGAGGCGCCTGGCATCTATCTCGGCGCTAACAGCACCGCCACCAAGATCTCGACTCAGGAAATAGACGAGATCCTGCTCGGCTACACAGAGACGCAGCTCGAAGGCGTAAAACTCGAGTCGCGCAACGATCGCTCGCATCAGCACCTATATATCCACCTTCCAGACCGGACGGTCGTATACGACGCGGCTGCGAGCCAGGTTGTTGGGACTCCGGTTTGGTTCTGTCTGACGACCGGGATCGTTGGCTATAGCCAGTACCGCGCGCGCAACTGGGTCTGGGCTTACGATAAGTGGACGTGCGGCGATCCGCAGTCGTCAACGATCGGCTACGCAAGCGATTCGATTGGCTCGCACTGGGGCGCGAAGGTTCGTTGGGAGTTCGGGACGCAGATCGTCTACAACGAGGGCCGAGGCGTTATCTTCAACGCGCTGGAGCTGGTGGCTCTGACCGGACGGGTGGCGGTGAATAAGAATCCGCCCATCTCGACCAGCTACTCGGTTGACGGCATCAATTGGAGCCAAGACAAGACCATCAGCGCGGGCGGCTTTGGTAATACCTCAAAGCGCCTCGTCTGGTTCCAGCAGGGACACATGCGCAACTGGCGCATCCAGCGCTTTCGCGGTGATAGCGACGCGCATATCTCAATCGCACGCCTCGAGGCTGCGCTCGAGCCGCTCAACTACTGATGGCAACCAAAACCCTCAAGCTGACGCGCGACCAGCTCGCGACGTTTTTGAAGAATCAGGAACAGATCAAGGCATTCGAGGGTCTGTTCGAGACTGCCGACGCCGCCGCGCCTTCGACCATTGAAGAAATCACCAACGCGGCCGATAGCGCGCAGGCGAGCGCTAACTCCGCGCTGGCTCAGGTGCAGATGATTCAGGAGCGCGAAGGCACGGTCATTCGCATGATCGTTGTCAACGGAACGCCCACCCTGATACCGAAGGGCACCGCTGTCGGGTTCTCGGGCGTCAACGGTTCCACCCGCATCAAGGTCGCGCCCTACCTGGCAGACGGTTCTGCCGATACTTTGTACTTCATCGGCCTGGCGACAGAGGATCTGCTGCCGAATGCGGCTGGCTATGTCACGCTGTACGGCCGGGTCATTGGAATTGATACTTCAGGCTCAGCGGTTGGCGAGACGTGGACAAACGGCAATCTGCTCTGGGCGTCGCCGACTTACTCCGGCAAGCTGACCAATTCCAAGCCAACCGCGCCGGATAACGTGATCTCAGTCGCTGCGGTGCTGTTCGCCTCGGTCACATCCGGCCAGGTGATGGTGCGGCCAATCATTGAGATGCAGCAGTTTTACGGCGAGTTCACCAAGACGACGACGCAGACGCCTGCGGTCGCTGGTGATGAATATCTCGTCACCTGGGACAACACAGAAATCAGCAACGGCGTGGTGATCGGCTCGCCGACTAGCAGGCTGGTGGTGCCTGCTTCGGGGCTGTACAACGTCAGTGTGGAACTGCAGTTCTCCTGCACCGTGGCCGCCCAGCGTGACGTTGTGGCGTTCTTCAAGAAAAACGGCACCGACGTAGCCAACAGCTCCTACTACCAGTCGATCGACATCAACGGCGGTTATACGCAGATCACGCTTAACGAGTTTTTCTCGCTGGCCGCTAATGATTATTTGGAAATCGGCTTCGGCGTGCTGGGCGGGCTTAACGTCAGCCTCTCAACGGTGGCAGCCACCGCCAACTTCCCAGCGGCTCCGAGCGCGCATGCTTCAATCCTTCAGGTGCAGCAGTAATGGCTACAACCACAACCGTTCTGGTCGGGTCGAAGTACCTCGAAAACGTCCAGACTGATCAGTACATCGCGGTCGGTGTGAAGGCAATTATTGATGCTGTCACCATAACCAACTCGGGCGGCGCAGGCGCCAATGTGACGCTTCAGATCGTGCCGGTTTCCGGCAGCGCATCGGCGTCGAATGCGATGGTGTCAAATCACTACCTATCGCCCGGCGAGTCGTATTCATGTCCCGAGATCGTCGGGCAGGTGCTGCGACCGAGTGAGAAGCTATCCGGTATCTGCACGGTCGCGAGCGCGGTCGTGATCAGAGTCTCGGGCCGCGAGATTTCATGATATGATTTTGTCAGCCGAGCAAGCTGGACTTCCGGCGGTCCGTCCTAGCAGGTGGGACATGACCGGACTTTCCGTGACAGAAGGCATTACCCCTCGGGATCTGACGGCGGTGTATTCAGACCCGTACATCCTGCGCGTCGGTCATGACGACCGCCCGGCTGCGCCGATCCACCACCCTGCCGTCACTTACCTTTCCGCGCGCATCGACGGGCAATTCGTCGGCGCGTTCATGTCGATTGAATTTAGCGACATCGAATACGAGCTACACGCCCTGCTGCACCGCAAGGCGGTCTACCGCTCGCGCGAACTGACGCGGCTTCTGACCGACTGGGCGTTCAGTCACCCTATCGAGAGAGTGACCGCTTACATTATCGAAGGGCTGGAGTCGGCGTTTAATTTCTGTCGAAAGATTGGGTTCACTTATGAAGGCACCAGGCGGAATGCGTGCCGCCAGGGTGGTGTTTTGAAGGACGTTTACGTGCTCGGGATGACTCGGGCTGAGTGGAGCGAAACAAGATGGGTTTTATAGGAAAGGCGCTCGGGGATACGGTTGGCGATCTTACTGGAGCATCTCAGCAGGCCAGCGCGGGCAAGCGCGCGGGCAAGATCCAAGCAAAGGCGGCGCAAGCGGCGATTGAAGAACAGCGCCGGCAGTTCGATAAATTTATCGAGCTGATGTCGCCCTATGTCGCTGCGGGCGCTCCGGCGCTTGAACAGCAGCAGGCGCTTATTGGGTTGAAGGGTCCGGAGGCGGAACAAGCCGCCATTGAAGCAATCGCCTCGTCGCCGCAGTTCGCCGAATTGGCGCGACAAGGTGAAGAAGCCATGCTTCAACAGGCGTCGGCTACAGGCGGTCTGCGTGGCGGAAATATCCAGGCTGCGCTTGCGCAGTTCCGTCCGCAAATGCTGCAGAGACTCATTGACCAGCGGTACGGACAGCTCGGCGGGATGACTGAGCTTGGTTTTGGTGCTGCTGGCATGCAAGGTCAACAACGGATGAATCTAGCGGCCAACATTGCAAATCTGCTGACAAACAAAGGCGCGGCGCAAGCAGGCGGAATCATTGCTCAGGGTTCTGGGCGTCGCGCGGCATTCTCTGACGCGCTGGAGGTGGCAGGGTTGGTTGCGTCGTTTTTTAGTCCTGGTGCAGGGATAAAAAGCCCAACTTCATCTGGCACTTCATCTGGGGCCGCATTTTCTGCTGGGTTTAACCCGTCGTCTGCTCAAAGCGCGTTTGCTAATGTTCCTCTCGGAGGATTCTGACCATGGCCATCAACCCTATTCAGGGGCCGGTTGATTATCTTGGCATGATGCCTCAGATCGACCCCGGGGCCGCTTTGCTTAGAGGCTTGCAGCTCGGCAGCGCTATCCGAGGCATGCGCCAGCAGCGGCAGCAGGAGGAAGAAGCTCTAGCCCTCCGCGAAAAGTACAAAGCCGATCTACAGAAAGCCATGCAAAGCCGAAACCCGCAGGCGTGGCTTGAT